AATTAATAATCTTAATCCAGAAACTTTTGCTGCTGTGGGATTATATGTCAATGGATCCACGATGTAATCCACTGTGCCTCTGTTGGTTACTCCGTTGATCAATGTGTTGGTTGGAATCGTATCGGTATCCCAATTTACTATTATTTGATTTTCATTAAGACTGTTCAAAGCAAACGTTCCTGAAATAGTTGTGTTCATATCAGATCTTTCCAATAATATTCTACTGATACCTGCTTGATAAATTCCTGGATATGCATCTAATACTTTTCTCCAATTGGTTGTGCCCACAACTCCTTTATCCACTATCTGAACAATACTGTTCAATACCACAATATCCCAATCGCTCACTGTGGTTCCTATCACAGCATCAGCATCAGTTCTAACAACTTTGCTGGTGTCTACACTGCCATCAGCAGTGGTGTTGATATCTGCTCTAGCAGTGTCAGTGGGTTCATCTGAATATGCTTTCATTTCAGGCATACTCAAACCCAAATCAATATTGCCAGTTTGTTCATTAAAAATACTGGTAATAATTTTTGTGATCACTCCTAATTTTTTTACTTTGGTTGGTGGACTGATAAAGATTGGAGTGGTAAATTGTAATGTGGCAATATCTATTTCACTCTCAGTGCCTGTGGGAATTCCTCTTGAACTGAAAGTTATACCCTGAAGATCCAACACTGTTAAACTGGTCCAATCAATATAATTGTCTGTGGTTTGTATTTCAAGACTGGGATTGAATAACATTAATATTTGTTCTAATATTTGTAATTTTTGATCTGTATTAGTTGACCATATGTCCACATTAATGCCCAATGTGTAAGGAGTAGGCATTAATCTTTCCACAGTGTAATTGGCTCCTTGAATATTGAGATATTCTTGATTATTTTCATCAAAAGCTCTTTCTCTCACATGTAATTTACTCACAAATGTGGCATCGGCTGTGCGACTACGATCCATTTCTAATGAAGTCACATACACTGCCATTCTAGGAGCACTGGGAATTTTATTTTCACTATTGTCTCTAATAATGTGTGCCACTTGTCTAGTGATATCACCATACATTACTGGTATTGTTTTCAATTGACCTTTACCATCTTTGTAAGAAAAATTACTCATTAATCTCACAATTTGAGTGATGTATCTACGTATTTGTCCGTCGTAAAAAAATTGCATTTTTAATTGTCCGCTTTAGGTTTCAGTGCTTGTGATAAACTTTGTCTTTGTTCTATGGTTTGTCCTGCCACTGTGGTTGTGTTTGTGTTATTAATAAATCCTGTTTTTTGTGTGTTTCTAGTGTCAGTGTTGGTCAACGTCATACGCACAGCGTCTTCCATTTTAACCCAACGTGTGCCATCATATCTAAACAATCTATTGGGTAAAAAATCTGTTCTTAAAAAATAATCACCTTTAGCAGCGCCTATGGGAAATCCTATACCGTGACCAAACACTTCACCATTGGGTGCAAATCCATCGCCTAATAGATAACCATCATAACCATTTCTGTCTGGTGTTTGATTGATTTTATCTGCCATTGCGTTGGCAGTGCTGGCATCCAATGTGTTGATATCTGTGGTAACCAATTCAGGTTTACCTTTGTCATCCACTTGTAATGTGTATAAATGTTTGGTGTTGTATCCGCTTTTGTTTGAATCTGCTTCTGCTTGTGCCACCACAGCATTGTTGATTTGCATTTCTTTTTCATATGTGCTCAACACATCTCGTAAGGTATTTTCACTGCCTTCTTCTGCAGGTAAATCTAATATTTCTTTGAATTCTTGACTGTCTACTATTTGTTTAAGTTTTAATCTGTATAAATGAGGATACCAAGTGGGTGAAAATCCTTCTGCTGCTCTGTTTATATCCTGTATCACATAAAATCTTTTCAATGCTACTTTGTAATCATTCAATGCGAATTGATCTTTTAAATGTGGTAATTCTATCACGTCTCCAGCCATTAATTTTCTGCCAATAGTTTTAACAGAAGCATTGATGTGTACAGTTAAAAATATGGTGTCATTTTGTAAAAACAATCCAAATTGACTCATGTCAAAGTCAATATCATTCACATTGTAAATTCCTCTGATTTGATAGATATTGGGATCGTATTTTCTATCTCTGTTTTCTAAAAATAATAGATCTTGAATATTGGTTTCTTTCACAGCATCATATCTGGGTTGAGTGGCTGTGGCATCTTCTTCGTCAGGATTCACAGGCCCAAGGTATTTGTGTACAAACACATCAGTACCACCCACCGTAAACATTTCTGCAATGGTTTGATCTAAAAATGTGTAATCTTCGCCCTTTTCTGGCTTGTATAAACTGATTCTTGGCATGTGTATATTTATTCATGCCTTGGCTAGTGCTAAATATGTTATAGGAACCCATAGATGAGCGAACTACAAACACAAAGACAAGAGATATACGATTTCGTCAAAAACATGCTGGGCGGTGGCATGGTAGAGGTAGAATTAGACCCCAGTCATTATGAGACAGCTTTAGTAAGAGCTTTGGGCAGATATCGTCAAAGATCAGACAATTCAGTGGAAGAAAGTTATCTATTTTTGACCACAATATTGGATCAAAACAGCTATACTTTACCCAGCGAAGTAATGGAAGTCAAACAATTATTTAGAAGATCTGTGGGATCACGTTCTGGTGGAGGAGATGGCGGCACATTGTTTGAACCTTTCAATTTGGCCTACACCAACACTTATCTACTATCCAGCACCAATCTTGGCGGAGTGGCCACTTATAACATGTTTGCTCAATACCAAGAGTTAGTGGGCAGAATGTTTGGAAGTTTTATTGAATTCAAATGGAATCCAACCACAAAAGTATTGACACTGTTGCAAAGACCCAGAGCAGATGAAACACTGTTGATCAGTGCTTACAATTACAAACCAGAAAGTCAACTATTAGTAGATTACAAAGCTAGAGAATGGATCAAAAGCTATACATTGGCCAACTGCAAATACATGTTGGGAGAAGCTAGATCTAAATTCAACACTGTGGCTGGTCCACAGGGCGGAACTTCACTGAATGGTGACAATTTGAAATCGGAAGCACAAGCAGAAATGGATAGATTAGATCAAGAATTGGCAACTCAGATGGCTGGTGGTGTGGGCTATCATTTCACAATCGGTTAATATTTCATTGACATTGGCATAAACTTAAAGTACAATAGTGCTTTAATATGATTATCGGAATTTGCGGATTAATAGGCAGTGGCAAAGACACCATTGCTGATTGTTTGGTTGAACAACACAATTTTCAAAAAATATCTTTTGCTGACAAACTCAAAGATGCTGTGGCCCAAATGTTTGAATGGGATAGACAATTGTTGGATGGCAAAACAGATGAAAGCAGAGCTTGGAGAGAGTTGCCTGATGCATATTGGAGCAAAGAAGTAGGCAGCACAGTAACACCTAGATTGGCTCTACAGAAGTTTGGCACAGAATGCATGCGTAATGGATTTTATGATGGCATATGGGTCAGTTTAACCAAAAAAAGAATCATAGACAATCCCCAGATCAACTGGGTAATTCCAGATGTGCGTTTTGTGAATGAAGCTGAAATGATCAAAAGCGTTGGTGGTAAAGTTTGGTGGGTAAAAAGAGGCACATTGCCACTGTGGTTTAAAATATATCAAGATGTGGGCATAGAACCCAAAGACATACATGCCAGCGAATGGGCATGGGCTAGATTTGCATTTGATGCTGAACTAAACAACAATAGCACTATACAAGCTCTTAGAAATCAGGTACAAGGTCTCCTTGCACCCATTTGATACCTTGTGCTTGTAGCACTCTCTGACAATTAGCACACACTGTTTTTAAATTGTTGTATCTACAATTGTTAAGGTTACCATCCACATGAAATACATTGAATTGTTGAGGATGTCGACTTTTGTGTGAACATTTATCACATTCACTCTTTTTGACATATCCTGACTGTTGCCATTTGGGCTGACCCATGGGCTTACCTTTGTAACGCACACACTGTTCACACTGACTTCTGTAAAATACCTTGTTTGCTTTGTGATAATTCACAGCACAAGGGCGCTGTTTACAGGCTTTGCACAAAGGTCTCATACCGTATTTAGCTGCCCTTTTTAGGCCCTTTTTGTTGGGATTAATAAGGTGTATTTTTGAGCTATCAGAATAAATACATTCAAATAAGTCATAGATAGGAGAAAACAATATGGCACTAGTATCACCGGGCGTACAAGTTACAGTAAACGACGAAAGTATTTACACACCAGCGGAACCAGGTACGGTTCCAATGATATTTG